CCCATGTAACGCAGTACGTATATCTGACGACCTTACTTAAATTGAGTACATAAAAAACCTCAGACAACTATTGTCCAAGGGAAAAATTAGTACTAGTAATTCATACAATAGTTGTCAACGATACATTTTAGCCTGTACCGTGAAGCGGACTCTCGCTTCGTAAATAGCTCTTCTCCGTAGAGGACTCACCAAAAGGTAAGAATAGCATTTAAAGCTTGCTAAGCTGTAGGTGGTGAACTTTCAAAAAACACCACAGGGGCGGCAAGAAACATTCCTACCGTAAAATCTTCGGCTGCTGCAACAAAAGTGTTTATGGGTTTTGTCCCAAAATTACCATTCGTAGCAGCAAAGAAAGGAAATCTCAATTTCCAACATGGCCCATATGTTGCATCACTAATGTTAAAAGATTGCAACAATCTGCCAGGCATGAAACGATATCGTGAATAAAATGGAAATTCCATAGAAAGTGTGGAATTGTTTTTTAGATTTTGGACGTAAAAACCCTCAATTCCAGCAACATCATCCATGACATCATTATAAGCTGACTGATAAGCTAAATTTCGCGCGGCTGTTCCAAGATCTACTTCAAAATTCTCTGGAACACACGCATCATACCTACCAACAACAGCTGGGCCAGCAGATTCAGTGCAACACAGCTCAGGCAAATCGATCAAATATCGCATTCCACCACGCCAACCAACAAAAGCTGATGCCAAATAGCGAATCAACGTCAGATTTGCATAAACATACGGAACTCCTCCTGCTACTCTAACTGGAGGTAAAACTCCTCCTTTATTAGTTTTGCCAGGTTCAAATGGCATGATTGGTCGCTGTACAGTGGTGACATAGACATTGCCATTTGTAACTGGTGCATTATTAATAGGAATAGTTTCATGCCTATTATAACGCTTCACCAATTGCCGAAAACTACGAATAGACTCACCAAAATGTACCAAATTGGCACAATCGGTCAAAGATAAAGTAGCAGCATCTGTATCAGCAGTTAAAGGATTCTGAACCGCATCCTTTGTTCCAGCAACCTCTTCTGATTGTGGTTCAATATCGCCTAAAACAGGAGCATCCTCTCCTCCAGTGTCACGAAAACGCAGTCTTGTCAAAACTTCACCTGATGGCATAGCGACTTCAAAATCATCGCCTGCCGAAACAAACACATTAACTGAAATTGTGTCAGCATCTTTAGGAGAAGTAAGCTCATTCACAACATAAACAGACAAAACACCATTTCCCCACTCTTGTTCACTTGAAGTATAAAAGAGTGGTGTACTGGTGTTCGTGAATGTATCAGCTTCAGGCGTTGAAAATGGCATAGTGTTAGTATAGGAAAAAGGCTGTCCCCAACCAACATCTATTGTAAAATCACTGCCATTTGAAATGTCAACAATAGTAGTGTAAGCAACATTATATTCAGCAGTAGCTCCAGGACACTTTTCAGGGTCCCAAACAAACTTCAGTCTGCCGCGATGATAAGCACTACACACCACTTGAAAACGAAAACGCATAGTTCCACGCCACAATTTAAAAGGTAATTGTGTGAATGCCAAAGCTGTTAAGTGAAATTCACTGCCAAAAATGGCTTTGAGACCTGGATCAACAACTGTCTGAAACAATATAGTTTCAGCAGTTCCTGCTGTAGTCCAATCAAATGTTGTCAAATAAGATTCCTTCTGCGCCAAATATTTGATCTCCATTTCATCTATGTCACTTAAACCGAAAATGGATGGATCTATGGACAACTCCTGTTTGCTATCAACTGTAAGTTTAATCACATCATCTTCAAGATTCGTAACCGCCATATTGCTTTTAGTTTCCTCCCTAATTCGACCAGAAGTCAACATAACGGGACGCGAAAAACCAAAAAGTGATGCAATACCCGCCATAGCATTAGCGCCAATCTCAGTAGCACGAGCATACTTGCCAATAATAGGAGCATCAGCAAGCTTACGAGCAATTGCAGCAACAACAGTAGCTGGGGTAGAAATAATACCTCCGCCAGTATATTCATCTTTGGCTTTGGGTTTCCCACCACCACCTTTAGCATGTGGCACAATTTCTTCCGAATTTGGAACAATTGTACCTGCTTGAGTGACAAGGTCTTCAGGATTTGTGGCAGTAGGAACAGCCATCTTAACGTCCTCAGCCCAGGCAAAAACCCGAACAGTTACGTTAGTTAGACCATCATTGGCATGTTTCAGCCCGTTGATGGTCCGAAAACGTAACTGTCCCATTTGCTTAAACTCAGTAAATCCAGATGGCGAAAACGAACTAGTAGTAATATCCAAAGAATTCTTCCACCACAAGAAAGGTAACTGCAAAGTACCACCTTCACTTGTGGTGGGATCTATATATACATGAGGCATCTGAGATAATGCCACAATATCTTGAGAAACACCAGTTCGTGCAATTGTCAAATCATCAAGAGTGGACATGGGAGCATAAGACATAATAGCTCGACCGTAATGAAATGGTGTACCATTGACCACGACTTTAATGCATAATTTACAAGACAAAAGCTTGAAATTGGAAATCCTATTTACAACACGAGGGTTTTTAAAATATTCCTCCCAAGGCCACACATCATCATCCAAAGTTCCTCCAACAGTCCAATTGTAAGAGGCAATGGTAATAGGCCTTGAAAAGAAATCTTGTAATGAAGCATCAGACACCATAACTTCATCACGAATGTCGTCTATAACGCCAAGTGTACCACCAGTGTGGCCAACATCAGCGTCATGAAAAACGACATTTTGCTCGTTGTCAACATAATCTTCTGAATGAGGTTCAATCTCATCCAAAGTTTCTGCATCAACAACTGAGCATTGATCTGTTACCGCATGAGAATCAACACCTGCTAAAAAGCAAATATATTCAAGCACGTAATATGGAACACAAACGATGTCGTTCATGTGATAAACAGAATCTGTAGTATGTACAAGAATCGAGTCATCCGACTCTACCAGATTTTGAGTGTCTGGTACACTACATAACGACTCTTTCTCCGGAGTTCTAAAACGGATATTTGTATTAGGATAAAAATTAAAGCGATATATGTTCAAGTTTCGCTTGATTTGTTTCGGCTACCCTCTAGAACATCTAAGTATCTGCAGCCTTAACGAGATATTTTTCTTTCCAATGTGCAACTCTCTCGTCAAAAGTTACATTGGTGGCAGGCACGGGTAAGTCAACCCGCTTACATAATTCGCGCATTTGTTGTGCGCGCATTTCATAATGCTCCCTGCCATAAGCAAACCATTCATGAAGTGCTGTTTCAATACAGCCAGCAGCAACTTCATGAGGAAGTGCAACCTTGGATTTTAGGTTACAATGTAAAGACTTGAAAATGGACATTTCGTCCAACTGTCCCAACGTGCAAGCAATCTCTGGAATGAAATGTGACTTGCGTTTGAGAAAATCTGCCTTCTCCTTAGGTAAAAATTTGGCACTTTCAGTAGTCTTATTTGGCAACGTAATTTTCATATTGTGACTTGCCAAAAAATCACGATATGTTTCAAAATTGAAATCTCTGCAGTCAAAGCGAACTGTTCCAATAAAATCATCTCCATATGTACTACACCTCACTTTATCTCGAAAATGCTGTACCTCAGGATGAATGGAAAAGAATCCCATGCGAACGAACAATGACCCGGCGATACTGTTTGTCATAACAGTCATATTATTACCAGAAGTGTTCATATTAAAAGCCATCAACAAAGTACCATTCCAATCAAGAAGAGGGTGAACTATATCAGATGTCATCATACGCATGATATGCAAATCTTCAGCAGAATATCCAGCCCGCTTGGCCAACTCATAATAAATTGAAAAAACGGCTGTAGTTATCTGGGAATGGATTCTAACGTCATACTTGGAATAATCAAAAGCCAACACCATGCCATCTCCCGCATCTTCAGGGGTGTAAGCATAACATACCAAATAATCCATAAATTCTTGCCATTTCTGAGAAAATGCAAAATCCTCTACATGTGACATAATGTCATTCCATTCAAGAGAAAAAGCATTTATCCCAACAGCACATTCAGACTCAAGTGGGTGCAAACACAAAAACCGCGCTAATGGTAAATAGTATTTGCGAATCAACAAGCTGAGTGCTATTGGTGCTGCTTGAAAAACACGAACTTTCTCAGATGTTAACTTGGTCGGTTCGTCCTTCAATGTAGCAGTGCAAATGGGGTATCCTCGTTCTCCCTTGCGATAGCAAGCCAACAGTCGCTCTTTCTCATCTATAATCTCCTGATGAGGTATACGATCAATTAACTTCTCTCCTTCTCTAATTTCATCAAAATGTCGCTTCTTTGGACCAAAAACTGGAAATCCCATTCCAGTATCCATAGGCAAAGCATCAACAAAACGAACCCCGTCAATTCCAAGAATTGCTTCTTTGTCAGTTAACGGTTTTATGGTATCAGTTTTGCAAAATAAATCCAAGAGAGGAAGAATGGGTTTAAGCCAATCACTCTTAGCCCTCTCAAGCAACAAGGGACAAAACATATCGCTAGGATTAATCACATGTTCAAGTGTGGCATTATATGCTCTCCAATTAGGTTTCAATCGAGGTGGACCCCAAGCATTAGGAACACCACAAATCTCCTCAACATGTGGTGACAAAATACTAGTAACAACTCGACTGGTCTGAGAAGTCCGCAAATTAGTGGACCCTAAAACCTCGACAAAATCAGTAGTACGCAAATGGTTTGCCATACAATGGGGGTGGATCTCAGAACTTTTCAATATTGGTCGTCCAAACTGTTTTTCAGGTAGTGTTCCAGCTTCCGCTGTTAGAAACACTCCTGGCTTTTCCGCTAACAAGTCAATTAACTTGTCAGCATCTTCACGAGTGACAGTTTGCATAACACCAAAGTTTCCTGAGGTGCTTCCTCCAATATGAAATCCAGCTATAACAGGATCTTTTTGATTCAAAATCAAAACTCCCATACAAGCTCCAACACGAGCATTCTGAGAGTTATAACTCCCACCATAAAACTTGCGATATTTATGGCCTGTAGTTTCATGTTTAACTGATACCTGTTCCGTTATGATTTCATCACCATCGTGCACAACAAAAGTACACAAAGAATTTCCTTTTGGGAGTGATTGTGGTAAAAACTTCACCTTAGTTTTCATATCAGGACAATTCGGAACGAAACAACAAACAAGATCCAAATGAGGAAGCTCAGAACACTGATCCAAAGCGACTCGAAATTTAAAACTACCACCCGGTCCATCATGTCTGCTAACAGTGCAGAAGACATAAGGACTTGGTGTGGTACCCATATCAGCTTTCTCATAGAAAATATGTTTTGGAAACCAAGCAACACCTTTTCTGGGAAAAAAGATGTTACATCGAGTCATGGTTCTGTTAGCACGCTCAAAATCAGCCCAATGAAGATTACTCTTTTTAAAAGTTGAAATGAGATGTACTGGAACAGCTTTCTTACAAGACTCGGAAACATCAACAGTTACGCCTAACTTATCCATCATAAATCCAAACCAACCTGGACTCTTCTTCAAATTTTCTGGATCCAAAGTAGAGCTAGCTGGTTCAAGATTGCTAATCCTTTGACGATTCCACCATTGAAGAAGTTTGACAGCTACAAGCACACCTGCTATGGCTGCAACCCCTTTTGGAATAGTATTGTCTCGCAAATTTTGCACATAGGTTGGTAAAGCATCACGTCGTTCAGTGTAAACTTCACGATAATGGTTCAATCGAACTTGATAATGACTAAAACAACACAATGTAGAAATGTAAGACAAAACACCCAAAGGCGCCCATCTGCCAACTTCTTTTGGATAAGCAACTCCATACGCAAATGAACCAAGGGTTAACAACGAAGCTAACCGCAAATGGTTCTTTAAATCATACAGAGCAGCGGATCGTTGCCAAGAATTTGCCATACGCTGGAAAAGATTGGAATTAAAAACACAAGTAGGAGTGTAGGCCATGACAAGAGGAATAGTAGTTCTGTCAATAGCCTCACTCATTTCACTTTCTAGTGTTTTAGTAGCCAAAAAAGAAATGGGCTTATATCCAACAAGCGAATTCACCATGGAAACAGGGGAAAACCAACCCCTAACAGAATTCCAAAAAGCTCGCTTTCCAGCTTGAACAACCACATCCTGCAAATACTCCATAGAATGAGGTTCAGGTTTCTTACACTCACACATCGGTTCAGGCAAATAGCAGGATTTGCACATTGCCATTTTATCAAACTCTTCAGAACGCTTGACAATTTTGCGTTGCAAAGCCTGATGTTTAATAGCCAAATGGGCAACTACTCGAAGATAAGTACGTAAATCCAAGTTAGTACACTCAAATTCCTCACCATCAAGAATCGCTCTCATAGGTCGAAAAACATAAGTGTCCTTATTAGCAACACCTTTGAAAACAAAAATTTCCAAGAGAGTGAGCTCCCAAACATCATGAAATAATGCTGCTTCTTCATCGTTCAATTCAGGATGAGATGTCTCCAAAGAAACTCCTCCACGTTGCGTGTAACCAGGCTTAGTTTTAACGCGAGTGTGATAAAATCGTCTCAAACAAGCTTCCGGTTTCTCTGTGTAATAACTGACATTGTAGTCTTCAAAATTTGAAGACATCACTCCAACTTTAAAATTGATAAAAACAACTCCTTTAGCATTAAGCTCAGCTTTCACAGCTTGAGCAGCCATGTTGTTAAAAAATTTAATAATCACATCAGTTGGAGAAGTAATGGTATATTGTGGTTTCCCATTGCCAACATCATCCATGTACACACCCAAAATGTCTGAAGTGTAAGTAGAATCAAACTTGTCAAACATATCTTTTGTCATAATGCGCGCAGGATCGAAATCAATACCCATCGCACAAATGGCAGTTTTCATCACCAATTTAGACAAAGTAGATTTTCCTACACTAGTTGATCCAACAAGACCCATACCAAATGGAGCTTCACGAATCGCTGTGTTGCGATATTTTGCAACAATTTTCCACTTGATATCAACCAAAGTGGAATAGCGATTCTGAAGCCAAATAGCAGTAGGCCCAGTGTCCTTGAGAGATTTCATGTGCGCAACTTGGCGCATGATGGCATCAACGCGAAATTCAAAATCTTGAAGAGAAATTTCTCCATTTCCATTCAAAATAGCTTCCGCATGAGCAAGAATATAGTCACACTCCTCATTAAATTTCCGCATTTTGTTATCAGCGTACAAAATGGGAGTGAGAGAACCTTCTTGCATGACTTGATATCCTGTCTCTGCTATCCAAGTATATGTCTTCACCAATGCATCAAAAACATCAATTGCGTTCAACTGCTCTTTAGCAGCTTCAATTGCAATGAGTTTGAGTCCAAAAGGACTCCATTCAACATTCTTAACTTGACAAATACTCAAAGACATGGCAGCCGAAATAAGATACGAAATCTTGATGAACATGGGATTGGATTTGAAGAGATGCCAATTATCTCCAAATTCACTCATATCCCAGCCCTCTGGAACAACCTCATCATTAGGTCCAATGGCGTCATCAATGCACCGCAATACATCACCTATGATGCTGCGATTAGATATCATTTTGCAAAATCCAGCAATAGCAAAAATGATATCTGTCATACTCTCTGCTTTATTCATGTTGTAGCCAAGAATGATAATGTTTTCAAGATGTGAAATCCAATATTCAATATCATTATCGGTGTTAGCAAAAGCTTCCGAAACACCATGGAGAGATGACAACAAATCAGACAACCCTTTGAATTTCTTAGGATCATTAGATTGAGATTGTTGTGGCAATTTCTCTTCTTCTGTTACACTACTTTCACCAGTGTTAGGTGAATCACAGTTAACACGAGAAGGAATTGCCTCAGCACGCTTAATGAGATCTTTTTCAATCTGTTCAGCAACTGCTTTATCGGTAAGAGTCGTGTGCTCTTCCCAATTGATGAGTTTTTCGTCATCAGTAGCTTCAGGAATCACTCCATCAGCTGGACGTTTAAGTGATGAAACCACTTTTTTGTGGTTCTCAATAGCAGCTTGGGCTGCAATTTCATCACAATTTAATGGAACAGGAGGAACATCAGGTATACCAAGACGAGCTTTGGCTATTCGCTCATCATCGATTTTTGCTTGTTCCCGTCCAGGATACATAGCAACCTGACCATGATTCTCCCGCCGTTCTTTTTCTTCAGGTGTTAATGGTCGTTTCTCTCGTTCTCTAGATGTTGCTAGATAATGATGATCAATACGACCACCTGGACGTAAACGTCCTCCTCGACCAAAGCCTCCCTTTGATCTTCCACGGCCAGATTGACCTCTACCAGAATGTGGAACCAAAGAAGCAAGCTTAGCATAATTCTTCGCACGCCTGCGTTGCTGCTCTTTCTTGTTACTTCTTTTTCCACCATTCTTATTCTTCCGTTGATACTTCTTTTGGTTAGCTTCTTTCTCTGAAAGCAAACCATTATCACCAAAAGAAATATCTCCAATTAAATCCTCCAATTCCTTGATATCAGCCAATGACTGACAAACTTTTCCTAGAGACCTTTGTTCTTTTCTCGCCTTAAAAACTTCTCTAATTCCTTCTGAATATTGTTCGCTGGCCCTTACTTTGGACACATCAAGACTTGCCATTGTCTCAGCGATAGATACGGTTGAAGAATTCTCGGAGATACTCATGTTAAAAACTAGAATACCACCAAGAACTCTACAACCCAGATTGCTCCGGATTATAGAATCCTTAGGTAGGTCCCCATAACTTTGGCGATTACAAATCGTTATGGCGCACTTCATAGAACGCTGTCTTCTGAGCAAGAAGACGTTCTCAGTGCAGTATCGAAATTATAAACTGACATTCATGTGGGTCATTACTCCTATAATGTTGTTTATAAAAAGATACCTATGGGGTCGGGCTAGTAACCCTGCCCTCCAACTAATTTCATTAAAAGATCAATAGTATAATATCTCATAATGGGCTCAAATTGAGCCAAAAAAGAGTGGGAGGAAGGTAGGCCATCTTTCCTTAGGGGCACAAATTTCTAAGGTCGTCGCTATAACTCGATCGAAATACTTCGTAAAGTATGATATAAAGTCCCTTTGCTCTGGGAATCAAGCTTCAATTGGAACTAAGCCAATTTGTTGTGTGTCGTTACTCATAGAGTTACCGGTTCACCAATTATTTGTTGGGTATACGGTCATTTTGACACTCTGTTAAGAACAGAGTAGGCTAGGCACACAATGCCTTGTCGAATAATAAGATATTCTGTGAGATCAATTTTTTACCTGTTAAGGAGGTGTTTTATTCACCCGATTAATGTTCAAAAATGCAACAATGTATTATAGGCTTATATCGCGTCAGATATTAAAGACTATACTACAATATATTAACACAATTAAACCACGGTTACCTGCATGTCTCGTAAGACATGCAG